AGTAACTGGCAGTGGAATTGTAGCAGATGGAGATTTATCTCCAGGAACAGGAACTAATACAGTAACTATAGATGGAGTGACTTCAAGATTTACAGAAATTACAGACAGACCAAACTTTAGACAAGCAACACCAGGAGGAGCATTTCAGTTCACAGAAACTTATCAAGGTCCTGGTTTAAGTAATCAAACAATCATAAACAGAACGACAGAAGTAAAAAGCGTCACTGATTCAACATCAATCTTTAGTCAATGATTCATCTATATAAAATTACAACTTTCAGTATTGGGGAAACATTATGTCTTTGCTAAAAGTATTTGCATATAATAAACTCTATCTTCTCTCAGCAATTAGTTATGGATTATTATCCCCGACTGCTGCTCTTGCTGAAACTGTTGGTGGCGTCTCTGCTACTGCTTCTCCTGTTGCAAATTCCAGCGGCAGCGTTACAAACCAAGCAATACAAGTTCTTCAAGGACCATACATTACGAACACATACGGAGCAGGAATTCAATGCCAGGGACCAACTCGTAATTTCACACCATTTGTAACTGGTAGTGCTTCAGCACAAAAACCATTTGAACCATTCTTTGATGATCCAGTATTTGATGTAAGTGATAACTTTGGTTCTTTTGATATAGATGGAAATCCAAAAGGTGATGGCATCATAGACAATCCTGGTAGAGTTCTTTTCACAAAGAAATCAAGAACGGGACAGAAAGATAACTATAGTATTAGTGCTGGTTTCTCTGTTACATGGTCTCAACCACTAGATAAGAAACTACAAGACCAATGTAAAGAAGCAGCTGCTGCTAACATTGCATTACTACAACAGACTAATGCTAATAAAAGATTGGACTTTGAGATTGCTAGACTGAAGAACTGTGGTGAACTATTGCAAAAAGGCATTATGTTTAGTCCCAAATCACCATACTATTCTGTATGTGCGGATGTACTTGTTGTAAACAAAAACTTTATTGCACCACACGTTCATTCTATTCCTTCTTCTTCCGTCTCGGGAAAACAGAACGCAATTCCTTCACAGCGTGATTCATCTGACGCTGCTCTGCTCGGCGCTCCCCTGAAGATAAAATAGGAGGTTTCTTTCCTCGGATTGCTGCAACCTTCTTCAATACTTTCTTCACCGCTGGTTTGACTGCTTTCAAAAGCAAGTCAGCCAGCGGTTTTGCTGCAAGTGCTGATGTTGTTGCTACAGCAGCAATACTTCCGGTAGTCATTACCGCACCAGGACTTGGAAGTCCTGCAACAATTTGTTTTGGAATAGGAACAGATTCTGTAATTTGAATACACTGATTTCCTATCAATTGATACCCCGTAACTTCCTTTCTAAATCCATCAATAAAAGTTCCCACAGGTTCTTGTGCCCGTTGTACTGGTGTAGGACACTCAACTTCCGGTTCAGAGGGTGGAACTTGAGGTATTGAAGGGGTTGGGGGTGTAACTGGCGGTTCAGGTTTTTTAGGTTGTTCAGTCTTGACTCCATCTGGAATCGTAGGAATTACCTGAAGTGGTTCAAACTGAATAGGATTAAAACTAGGGACGCCAGAATCGCAAAGCGTAAGAGTTCCTCTTTCGTCATCTTCTAATAGGGATGTGTTTTTTGGATTTCTTTCTTTATTAGATTCTACACACCCAGGAAGATCCACAACCGGAGTGCCTAGATTTAGTACAACAGGAGGTGCAACTGGTATCGCAGTTGAAGGCGTTCTTACATCAAAAACATTCGTATTAGGAATGTCCAATCTACGAACATTAATATTGATATCAGAGATGCCTATTGGTTTGATTTCCATTAGTCGTTAAAGAAATTCATAATAGCAGTCCAAGCAGAATGAAAGGCAACATAAAGAAAGAATTGATCGGAAGCGTTTTTCTTTACTTTTTTACGATATGCACTTTGAGACATAGTAACCTCCAAGATTTCTATTGTTTATTTAACGAAACTCACCAAACTCTCACTCTTCTACAAGAGTTCCGTGTGCTCTACGGATTTCACGAAGTTCTTCAAAATCTTTTTTCTTAGTTCCTCCGTCATATGCCCAAGCATAACCTTCAGTGATCATTTGTTCGTTGAGAGACAACTCTGCATCCCCAATGTAAAGCCAACCAAGAAGACGACCGTATTTGCCGACGCCACCAACAAGTTCAGTCCTAACAGACAACTCATCATCACCAGAAATGGCACCTTCCAGTTTTTCTTTGAGCCAGTTGGTTGCGTCAATACCTAACTCCTTTTCTTCCAGGTCCCTTGTCCTCTTCTCTGGTGTATCAACTCCCGCAACTCTAACTCTTTCTTTTTTATATAAATCAAATCCCAGATCAATAGTCACATCAATTGTATCGCCATCAAGAACCCTGTTGATCTCCACTACTCGGAAGTTGTAACAACTCTTCCTGCTCGGGGGTGTCATTGCTCCCATGGGATTCTCTCTTATCAATTCCTAATATATAGACGACTACATAACAAACTCCAATAAGAAGGAGCATAATACTAAATATCACACTCCATACAGGATCATTGACGTTCTCTAGGGGGCGAAGGAACAGTTCCATCTTTACTATTTGGGCTAGGGATCAATTGATAAGAGAGTTTATCTCTCAACTGATTTATACGCTCAAGATTATATTGTTGGAAATGTCCTCGTTTCTCAACATGTTTATAGTAATGAAGAGCATTCTGAATAATCGTAAACTCTTCCATCGTTAATTCAAATTTCATTAGCAATCATTGAATACACTACCAACCTGTGAACCTAATTCTGATCCTGCTTTATTTCCTAATAGTAATGCCCAACCACCTGCTAAGAATCCAACGTAAGGGATGCTAGAGAGAGCAGGAATAGCAAGACCAGTCGCAAGAGTGCTACCTACTGTTGCACCTTGTGAGCGTGCGCCAGCGTCCGCTACGATACACTCTATCTCTTTTGCAGACTTTCCCTCGCTGTCTATTACAGCACCTCCTGCACCGGTATTACGGGCACCTTCTCGTGTATATTCATCACGACGATATTCGGTTCTCTTTTCAGAACCTCCACCAAGAAATCCTTTTTTATTTTTATCTAAATCAGAAGACCTTTCAGATGTTAATACCTTAGGATCATCTGCTTTATACTCAATCTCATATCCGTCCTTACCAACTTTAATTTTGTAGGAAGAGTATGGACCCTCAGGAAGGTTGAATGCAGGAGGTTGTTGAATTGATTCTTGTGGTCTTAGAACATATCCCAACAACCCAATATGAGAAATGCCCACCAAGAAGCCCAGACCGATTGCAATTCCTTTGATAGGAAACTTACTCGGTGGTTTCTCGATGGGACTATGTTTTTCTTTATCAGGGTTAAATATACCCATAGTTATTTTCTGGGTTCAACAGCAGATACAACTTGTGGTTCTTCTTTCTTTGCTGTCTGTTTTACAGCAGCACCACCTGCTTTAGCAGGAGAGAGACCGAATGCAGCAAGAGAACCAGAGAAAACTGAAGCAATGAATGTAGGGTCAAAATCAAGAATTTTTTGACCGTTTGGAAGTCTAACGTAACTAAACGTGAGAAGAGATGCGGACCAAATAAGGACTACAACTTTCACCAGATTACCAAGAACTTCACTCTTATCTTCATCATGGTCCTTCTCTTCTACTTCTTTGACCTTGGGTTTACTTCCAAGCATTGAATAGAAGACGAGGCAACACTATTTATTTTTACAAGTCTTCTTAACTATGTTTTTACAATTCTATCCCTAATACTCACAGTTACTAAGGATATTAATACTGCTGTTCCACCAGTAAGAAATGCTTCCATCCACACAGGACCATAATGAGTAGGAACAACAATAATGTCACCAATAAATGTAGTGAAAAAAGTGAATGCTAGATTACTTTTTCTATTACTATATGAATTGGGAATAAATGAAGTAATATAAACTCCTACTGCACCAACAAGTCCTGTCTTTGCTGCAACAGTTGCATGATATAAACTCAACCCTCCTCCCATGCAAAGAATGCAAGAAATCCATGCTTGAGAGAATTTTAATAATAAAAGTTTAGTCTTTGATGTATCCATTCTTCACTAACCATTCTCTTGTCATTGGAGTTGGTTCATATACTTCCCACATTTTACCAGTGGCACAAGCATCAAGAGCATCTTGAGTCATACCTTCTGTTCTGCCAGCCCATCCTGCTTCTGCCTCCCAGGGCACTGCGGATCTGAGATAGGTTCTCTCTGCCAGTGTACGCCACAATGCAGGAACTTTTTCTTCTGGCATGATGATAGCAACCATACTATTATTGATAGTTCCTGCCATACAATCCTGAGCAGCGTGCCATCCTTCATGTCGGACAACTGACATCAAGACACCAGGTTCTCCCATGTAATCACGATTCAGGAAAAGATTATTACCTACAGTATGATAAACACCACGATGTCCTGGAGGAAAATACTTTGATGGTGCTAGAAAAACCCCAACTCCGATCTCACGAAGAGAGAAGAGAATGTTGTTAAACTCATCAGCAACAAAATAAAAATCGTCAGTGTTGGGATACTGACTAGAAATATCCAAAAGACTAACGACTTCTTGGACTCCATCGGTGCATTCGCGAACTAACATACACCCCATGGAATCCATAGTGTTATAACCCTTGGTGATCTTAGAGTCGTCTGCGCGGACGGAAAGGGCAGGTAGGGCAACCGCCACCGCAGCAACCAGCGTTGTAAACAGTTTTTTCATTATCTTGAAACATTGGGAATAGCAGGACCTGTTGTTNTAGGCAATTCGGGAACATCTGGCATAGCAGCTTCAACTAACTTAGGTAGTGCAGAAGAGACTGCTTCTACTGCTGCTTGAGTAGCTTTCTCTCTAGCATCCTCGATGAGGACATCTGCATTCTTATACAGATAAACCCCACCACCAACGACTGATAAGGATACCAGTCCTGATAGAAGTGCAATAAGATTAATTATTTTTTGCATAATATGCCTCGTAGTATTTTACAATCCCTGCCGTGTGCATATTACCTTGTGAAACCCAGTCTTGAGCACACTCATAAATGGATTGATTTGAATATTTAGGGACGGATCCTTCCATTTCTCTCCCAAACTTTGAGAGTAAGATATTGAGTGCTTGTCCCCTTACTCTCAGTTTTTGATCATTATATCTCCAGTCATCGATGGACATTTTCAGATCCTCCAATTGGATTGAGTTGAAGCGTAGTGTTGTGATTTTTAGTTGCTAACTCATACATCATTTGATGAATATCTTCAGGTTCATTAGTCCAGTATTGACGATACTCCTCCACTTCATGTTGTGCTTCTTCAATCATTGCTTCATATGCCATTTGCTTTTCACTCTTAACAGCAGGTCCAAACCATGGATCATCTTGGAGAACAGCAGGAGCAGGAACTCCTACATAATTGTCTTGAGTAGTTTTAGTCATGCCAATACAAGTTTCTTTGTGTAGTTATAAGAAAAATATTCTCTGTTACCTTTGATACCCCATCCCAACCAGTAATAAGCAGGAACCATATATTGACGAACAGTCAGACCATTACCCTCAAACATAGGAAGATAGCGCTGAAAGATGTCTTCATTAATCATATAACGAGTTTGACCCTCCAGTGAAGATGGATCACAACCATACTTCTTACAAAAGTTTCCAAGACCATTGTACCTTCCTAATGTGGTCCACTGAATAAGACCATAACCACCGCTATAGCAACGGTCATAAGGAACTCTAGCCCCTCCCTCGCATACGTTGGCACGGAAGTTACTTTCCTGTTTAATGTTTCCCAAAATTGTAGCAAGTGCATTACGATCGGTAATTCGGGTACGGGATTGAAGTTCTGCAAGGACATATTGCTCTTCTGGGGCACAGTCTACACACTTCCAAGTAGGAGTATATGGTTCCACAGGAATACTAACAACATCTTCTTCTTCAATCTCTACTGCATCGGTATTTACTGAAGCAGTCGCACAAGAAGCAGAAAGAA